TTGACCAAATCCGAGGTTGCTTGCCTCTAATACCGAGTATTTTTTATTACCACCTGCCATCTTTTTTCTCCTTTATTACGATACCTTACCGAGCTTGACTATTCTCATGGGTATCTTGGTTAAATTATCTAGATTATTTTATGTACCCAATTGAGTAATTTCTACAGCTACGGCATTAGACGTACTACCTAAAACTATACTTGCTCCTACTCCCGGTCTTACAAGAAGCATGGCTTCTCCATTTGACAGTACAGATATAGGAGTATCAGCACCAGTTAATGTAGACGATGCAGATACATCCATATTTACTATACAGGTATCTCCTGAAGCTGAAGCTGTAGTACTTGCATTACTGGTAGTGCTATTATCATATAGAAATCCAGTATGTTTTATCATAAGGGCTGCTACACCACCTTCTATATCAATTGCAGTACCTGTAGATGTAGCATATACTGCAACTCCTTCATCCCACGTTGCCCCACTATCGGCTGCTGTTATATCGCTATTTACTTCTTTACCACTATCAGTTATTGTTCCACTTCCACCAACAGAGCCACCAATACTTTCATGTATAAAAGAATGAGTAGCATAACCATTATCGGTTGTCTCTATTGAAACTGCTGGTGTAAGACTTACTGCAAATTGGGCACTATGAGTTGCGTCACCTGCTGCCATAATTAAACTCCTTGTTGTTGTTGCGGTATCCCACCGCTGATTAATAGTCGTAAGCCTTGATTGTATTCAGCCTTCAACTGTTGATACTGACCCTGTTTCCATTGGTAATCCATACCATGTTTCTGGATCTTTGATCCATAGTTCTGGATATCGGCTCCATATTTCTGTACAGTTGCAGAAACTTCTGCTTGATAGTCCTGTATCTCAGTAGAATACTTTCCAAGACTGGATTTATATTCTTCTATATCTTCTTGGAAGTTTTGTATGGCATTCTGTAAAGCTATCTGAACTTCTTTATCCATATTAGACTTGCGTGTAGTATACTCCTGCTGTGCGTTCTGTACTGCTACTTGAGTATCTTTACCAAGATTCTGTGTCTTCCTTTGTATGTCCTGTTGGTATACAATATTGTCTTCATTAAAAGAATTTAATGCACTCTGTATATCGGCACTATACTTCTGTATATCTGTCTGTCTCTCAGCTTGCCATACTCTTAGATCACCCTCAAGGTTCTGCTGGTATTCTTGAACCTCTTTAGAAACTTCTGCTTGATAGCTTTGAACTTCATTGGAGTATTTCTGGAGTAACTGACCATCATCGCCTGATGACAACTGTGCATCTTGAATTGCAACTTGAAGATCTGCCTGATACTCTACATTATCTTCATTAAACTTGTTAAGGTTATTTTGTATATCACTACCATACTTTTGCAGATCAGTTTGTCTTTCTGCCTGCCACACTCTCAGATCTCCTTCGAGATTCTGCTGATACTCCTGCACTTCTTTAGATACTTCAGCCTGATATGACTGCAGCTCATTAGAGAATTTCTGTAATGCTTGTCCATCGTCCGCAGATGAGAGCTGTGCATCCTGTATAGCTACTTGCAGGTCTGCTTGATATTCTACATTAGCATCATTAAAAACATTTAACTGATTCTGTATATTAGCCTGATACTCACCGATCTGTGCATTGATCTCCTGAATCTTTACTGATGCAAGCTCTACATCTTCATCTGTAGATATGAATGTATCTACTGTACTGAAAGCAGGAGCAACAACAGGTCCAGTATAAGCTGGAGCTGTAGAACTAAAACTAACTGAATTAGAACTAATAACTGGTGCTACTGGTATTGTAGTACTAATAGTCAAATTTGATATAGTTGGAGCTGATCCAAGACTAACAACAGGCTGTACATAAGTAGGTGCAGTACTTGAGAAACTAATACTGTTAGAACTAAGTGCTGGAGCTACTGGTATTGATGGCGATATTGTTAGGTTTGATATGGTTGGGGTAGCACCCAATGAAAGTACTGGAGCTACATAACTTGGTGCTGTCTCTGTCATAGATGCCATATCACTTACTGAAATAATAGGCTGAACTATATCAGATACACTTGCATCTGTGTAAGTAAAGCCTGGGGCAGATGGAGCTGTAGGAGATACAGGTAGCGTAATATCGCTTATATCTGTTGGCAGACTGGATGTTTTATCAGCCATTAAACGCTGTAAGCATCTTACTGCACCGCCAAGAACCAGTAAACGCTCTGCTTCCTGTGGAAAATTAGTAACTGTACTTCCACCATGAACTATAGCTGTACTACCGTCTGATGTAGGTATCTTAGGTACATAATGTAAAACTCCTGCAGTAGCACCGCTTCCCGCAGCTCCATTTACCTTAACACTTTCATCTTCAATATAATAGACCGCATCCGTATCGCTTGCCGCATATATTGATGCAGTATCATTATATTTTGCTTTCTGGATAGCAGGTATTTCTCTAGCTGGCAGATCATCTTTATCTACTGCTAGTACTTTCTTGCCTGCTGTAGTCAGCCCTGAAGAAGTGATAGACGCTGTCTTTGCAACTGCTAAGAGTTTACCAATAGGGAGGACATCCACTATCTCAGCACCTATATCCTGTATAGATGTTGAAATAAGATCGTCATCTCCTACTGATCCGATTAAATCTTCTATTTGTGTTTTAAAACTCATCCTGATATTGCCACTTCAGTAAATGTTGTTGCTGTATTGCTAACCGATGAAAAAGATGTTAAGCCATCCCATTCTAATGGAAGACTGCTAGACGCTACAAGAGCGTCTTCCCAGTTAGTGGCTGTAAGATCTTCCCAGTAATAACTCTCTGAAAATATTGTATCAAATGTTGTTGCTATCGGATTCACACTGCTAAAAGTAGCTGAAGCATTAGCTACTGGTGTAAAAGTAGTTCCGTCTGCATCTATTGTTGATTCTGTAAAAGCCATTAGTAATCGTATTGTTTTATGTGATAGGTTGAGCCATCTCTTTGTTTATTAGCATATTTCTTTGCTTCATTTAATTCTTCTCTCCAGAGTGTCCTGAAATATGTAGCCTGCTGCAATCCGTTTGGATTTGTTTCATATCCTTTTGATATAGCATAATAAGCTAAAGCATCATGGAACTCTGTAGGTATTGCTGGAGATTCAGCAAGAGCAATGCCAGTCCCAGATGCTACAAAATCCTCATCCCTTTTTACCGCATGTACATTGACAGTCTTTACTTCGCTTACTGATACGTAATCTGTGCTGCTGTCGCTGTCTGATCGAGTTGCTATAGCTATAGCGTCTCTCTCTATCCACCATACTTTCTTTAACGCACTTGTTCTCTCTGCTGTTGACATTAGGTTGTATCCATCTTCTCAGGTTGCCCCACCAGTCTGGGTATTTCATAGTTGTCATAATCTACTCTTGTAATTTCTACTATAGCATCATCAAGATTATAATAACGCTGATCAGCAACAGTAGGAAATGTATATAGCTGTTTTAGTACTCTTGTTTTCCTGCAAAATTCATCCAGAGCTTTGTTTAAAAAGATCCTGATCTGCGTCTCGCCAAGATGCGGATGATGTTGCTGTACTGTTTCTATTAATTGTTTCTGTGTCATAATTCTAAGTTAGGGGAGCATTACGCTCCCCCAACTCGTTTGTTTAGTTATCGAATGTTATTGCATTGTAGACTTGAGCAAAAGCCTCTACATACCAACCAGTTCCATCAGAAACTAACCTTACTCTATCTCCTTTTAAGGATCCAGCAGCAAAGGTTATTTTGGTATTAGCTGCCGCTGCTACATCAGCGTCTGTGCCAGCACTTTCACCCTGAGTAGAGCCATACAAGGCTCCATAAAAATCCTCAGTAGCAGAAGCCTGAACAACAGTACATACTGCTGTATCATAATCACCTGTTTGTATGATCTGAAATTCCATTCCCGCTGCAGCCGAAGGAAGAGTTATATCCACTCCATTCGTACCCATGAGAATTGTTTTTCCAGAATCAGCAGGGACTAATGATGCATCAGAGCTTACTGTTTTAACACCCGAAGTTGAACCACCTAAATAAGGTCTAGCCATTTTAAGCCTCCTTATGCTGTGATTTTAAACAGATGATGACTTTCAATTAGCTGTATACCAACACCTTCATCAGACATGTATTGATCTTTAACGCCATCAAAGGCATTATCGGTCTTGATGTTTGTCTGATACATTGAAGGACGATACACTGCATGGAATAGATTCTCATCAGATACAATTGCCATCCACTTGTTATATGGTCCACGCAGAGCTGGAGTTGGAATCAACTGCAACATTCCATGAGGTGTCTCAAGTACACGATAATTGAAACCAAGAGAATCACGCTTCATATCTCCAAGAGAAACTGTCCAACCTGAGTTGCCAGCAATTCCTGAAGAACCAGCCATTTTAGACCAGTAACCCAAAGCACCAGCACCACAAAAAGCACGCTTTAAACCTGCTTCTGGTATATACTGGAATACTTTTTCCATATCATCTACAAAATCTCCATAGCCGTAGCTTGAAGAAACTGTGAATATGTTTTGTGCATCATGTGTAGATGTATCCTCACCATAGGTTTCTAAAGCAGAAACAATACCATAAGTAGTACGTACTAGGTTTCCATCGGAATCCACGTTGCCACCATCGGCAAATGTCTCATCGTTATTAGTATCATTATTACCAGCATCATAAGCAGCTTCTTGAAGACCAGTGCCTCCAAAACGCTTACCAAAGAGAAACGCTTTCTCTTTTTGCATCTTATGTTCTTGGGCTTTAATTCTACGAAGTCTAGCCAATTCTGAAGAATCTCCACGAAGTACTGCTGCTTCTAAAGTACCAGTAACCTGTAAAGGTGTCTTAAAGATTTGAGTAGAGTTGTAGACCACTTGCAATTCATCAGAAAATGCATCAGGCGATTCAGAGCCTTCACCCTGTGCATTACCAATGACCAAGAATATGTCGTTATTTGCTAAGGCAATATCACTGCCAGTTGAAGTCCAAATACCAGTAACAACAATTGTTGTTGAATTTGTAACTGATTGAACTCTGACTATTGCTTTCTTTGATCCATAGCTAGTTGTCCATACTTCTGCAATAATACCTTTTAGACTATCGTCTATTGTGACATTAGATGCACCATCAACTGTTACAGTTGTGGTAGTACTGCCATCTGAATCAATGTTATCAGTATCGCCATTACATAGCCATAACTGCTTTACCCAAGGATTACGATGTTCAAACATCTTAAACACTGGGTCTGGGACTTTTCGCATTTCCTGATTACTAACCAATGTAGTAAAAGGTGCAACGTCTGTCCATAACTCCCTAGTGACCTGCGGATCTACGTAAAAATTTCGTCGATCCGTATAAAGTACACCAGAAGCTTTTAGTAGCTTTTCTGTAGCTGCCATTTCATTCTCCTTTTATTTTAGTTTACTTTATAACTATTACCTCCCCAGTAAAGCATCACTAAATAATTGCTCATCACTTCTAGGCTGTTCAGACTGTCCTGTCTGCACTGCTGCAGTTTTAGGAACAGCTAAACGACCTGCTTGATTTTGCATCTCTTCAGTACGCTGTTTTACTACTGGGTTGGGATTAGTTCTCAATTCAAACAACTTGGCTAAATTGTCAAGAGTAAGGTTATCAGGATTCTGCGACCATTCTACAAACTGTGCAGCTTTTTGATTATCGTAACCAAAATTGTTCACAGCATGGCTCATGGCTTGAGACTGTACCATACGTAGCTGTTGCTGTTGCATCTGCTGTTGGTACTGTGTCTGCATTTCCTGATCCCGTACCTGATCTTTCTTTGTGAGAAAGTCAATGTACTGGTCCCTGTATGACTCTTTAGCTATTCGATACCTAAAGGAATCCGATTCAGGATCATTATAAGCATCGACCTCATTGTATGAATGTGGTCTTTCAGGTGCTGTAGGCTCCTTCAATGAAGGCTCTTGGAGTCCTTGCGGTTGTCCTTGAACTTGTCCGTTGGAGGGTGAGCCTTGCTGGTCAGCGTTTTGTGGTACTGTATTAGTCTTGTAGTACTCCAATTCACTGCGTATAGCACTTAGCTCTCCCTTGGCTTTGTCAGCTTGTGATTGCCAATATTCAAAACGAGTTGAGTCGTCTCTGGGGGAGACTTCGTTTGTTTGTTCTTCCGTGATTGGTTCGCCCGTACCTACAGGATTTTCTGTAGGTATCTCCCCCATAGGGATACTGGGTTGCTCTGTTTGCAATCCAGCGTTCTCTACAACAGGACGATCAGCTTCACGTGTTTCTAAGATATTCTCCATTACTTTTCCTTTGCGGTTTGGTTATTTCCAGCAACCGCTTTCTTCAATTATTTTTTCTTCCATTTACGAGCATTCTGGGCAAAGACTTTCTTCTTCTTCATTGCCGTAGAATCGCTCTTTTTTACTTTAAGCTTACTGGCTGCTATGTTCTTACCTTTTTTAGTGCCTGTAGCTTTTCTGAGACTGCCTCTTTTACTAGGCTTGATATAAATCTTTTTCTTAGCCATTACCCTTCCCAAGCTCCTTTAGGGTTTCTTTCTCTGCCAAGATAATCATGTGTTGGATCAAAATGTTTTGGCATTATAGTATCGCCTTGTGGTAAATCTTTTGTATAGGGGTTAAACACTTCAGAAAGCATTCCTTCGTCTACTTTAAAACCATAGGGAGATAAACCTTCTCTTTCCATTATTGCTTTAACTTCCTTAACAGACATATTAGAATTAATTAAATCTCTATCTGCAGCTACCATTAAAGAGCCTATTGAGTATCCAGTATCCCCTTTTCCATATCTCTTAAGAGCAAAACCCATGATATCTCCATCTGAGTCTTTTTGCAATAGTGGTGTATGAATTGCATATCTTTCTGCACGTAACGAATCTTCTTTAAATTGTTGATATCTACTTTGTTCGGGATAAGAAGTAAATGTTTCTCCTTTGCCTTCATTAAAAAGAGCCATAGCCCCCATACCAGCACCTACCCCACCTAATGCACCTTTTAAAATACTCATTACTCCTCCAGTCTCAGCATTTCTTCATTCATTACACGCTGCGTATTCCTACGCTCAT